GCTGCGGCTTTTGCTGCTGCCGCTGCTGCGGCTGCTGCCTATGCTGGCAAATTAGCCATCGAAGGCGTCAAAGCGGCGATAGAGGATGAAGCTGCACAGAAGCGCTTAGCCCTAGCCTTAGAGAACGTCACAGGGGCCACAGAAGCCCAAATTGCGGCAGTTGAAGAGCAGATAAGTAAAACCGCTCTGGCTACTGGCGTAGCAGACGATAAGTTGCGTCCAGCCCTTCAAAGACTCGCCACAGCCACAGGATCAGTTTCCGAATCGCAAAAACTATTAACTCTTGCCCTTGATATTTCAGCCGCCACCGGCAAAGACGTCGAAACAGTTTCCAACGCTTTAGGTAAAGCGTATGAAGGCAATACGGCTTCACTTGCTCGTTTAGGAATCGGTTTATCAGCTGCGGAAATCAAAACGATGGGATTGCAAGGCGCAGTAACGCAATTAGGTCAAACCTTTGGCGGTGCAGCTGCGACTCAAGCCAATACCTTCGAAGGCCAGATTGCTAGGTTGCGAGTTGGCTTCGATGAAGCCAAAGAAGCAATCGGCGCTCAACTATTGCCGGTCATTCAGAGACTTCTCGATTACGTTGTGAACGTTCTCATTCCTAAATTCCAAGAGGCAAAACGAGCAGCCATTGATCCAATCGTTCAAGCCTTTAAGAATAACGAAGCAGCTTTGCGCGACCTATGGTCTTTCATCAAAACCTATCTAGTCCCCATTTTTGAAACGGCTTTAGTGGGCGCGATTAAATCAGTCGGAGCCACAATTGCTGGAATCATCAACATCATTGGCACAGTCACCAGCAAAGTTAAAGAATTGGCTAATGACGTCATTGACGCAGTTAATAAGATTATCCGCGCTTACAACTCAATTCCCATTCTGCCTAACGTCTCAACCATTCCCAATATCTCCACAACCACTACTTCTAGGACTGGGAGCGTTCCAACGGCAAGCCTCCCATTTGGCGGCGCTTCAATCATCCCACCATCGAGCGGCTCGGCTAACGTGACACCTTCTACGCCTACAACCACAGTTACAGCGCCAGTCACAACAACTCCAAAAGTTGCTGCATCAACCCCAAGCGTTCCAGTCGGATCAGCAACGCCTATCACAGTCTCCAATTTCAATGCTGGTTCGTTTCGTATGGGCGAAGCAACTTCGATGGCTGCTGTAACTATCAATGTCAATGCACCAAGCGCAATTGATGAAGAGGGCTTCAGTCGAGCAGTTATTACGGCGTTAAATAATAGCCAATCACGTTCTGGCGGCGGCGCGACGCAGTTATTGCTATGACAGTTTATACACCCGTTTATCGAATTAAGGTTGATGGTCTTACTGTCACAAATGCAACCTTAAACGGCTTAAGCATCACGTCTGGGCGCACAGATATTTATAGCCAACCTTTGGCTGGGTATTGTAATTTAACGCTGATTGAAACGGCCGAATCAGCTATCCCTTACGAAATCAATGATGCGGTGACTGTTGAGGTTCAAAATACTTCTGGAGTCTATGTTTATTTGTTTGGCGGATTTATAACCGACGTCAATATTACAGTCAATTCATCTGGATCAGTCGCTACAAGTCAAAGAGTGAATATAATCGCCACCGGAGCACTCGCCAGACTTAATCGCGCCGTTTGGACGGATAATCTTGCCCATCAATTTGATGGAGATAGAATCGCCACATTATTAGGATCAGTCTTATTCGACGCCTGGAATGAAGTTCCAGCTGCGACGACTTGGGCCACTTACGATGCCACGACAACTTGGGCAAATGCTGAAAACTCAGGTTATGGAGAAATAGATACTCCGGGAGATTATGAATTGCACAGTCAAACTGGCATCAATGCTACTGTCTATTCATTGGTTGCATCCGCCGCAACTTCGGGATTGGGTTATGTTTATGAAGATGCACAAGGTCGAATCGGTTACGCGGATTCAACTCATAGGGGCGAATATTTAGCTTTGAATGGCTATGTTGATTTAGATGGCAATCACGCAACTGGCCCGGGTTTGCAGATAACCAAAAAAGCCGGCGACGTCCGAAATTCCGTCACAGTCTCTTACGGGGCCACAAGTTCGTCAAGCACGACCGACAGCGACGCCGCATCAATCAGCCTTTATGGACAACTTGCCGCTCAAGTGCCAACTACTTTGAGGCATCTAACCGACGCTCAAACCCAAGCTGCTTTCTATTTGGATATACGCGCTTATCCACAATATGAAATGAAGCAAATAACGTTTCCAATTACAAATCCCGAAATTGACAATATTGATCGAAACGCGCTTCTTAGCGTATTTATGGGGCAACCTCTAAATATCGAAAATCTTCCCGGCAATATGGTCGGCGGACAATTTCAAGGATTTGTCGAAGGGTGGACTTGGACAGCCAACCGCAACTCCCTGTCTTTGACCCTAAATCTCTCGCCTATTGCCTATTCGCTTCAAGCCTTCCGATGGAATTCAGTCCCAGCGACAGAGACTTGGAATACAATAAGCCCGACTTTAGACTGGCTCAACGCTACAATCGTCGCCTAAGGAGAACAAATGCCAACAACGTCAAACTTTGGCTGGACAACACCAGCCGACACCGATCTTGTCAAAGATGGTGCTTCTGCCATTCGCACTTTAGGCAATGGTATAGACACGTCATTTATTGATCTTAAAGGCGGAACTACTGGACAGGTTTTATCAAAAGCTTCAAATACTGATTTGGATTTTACTTGGATAGCAGTTGATCCTCTTACCATTTTGGATGCTAAAGGTGATTTGATTTCAGCCACGGCCGCAGATACACCGGCGAGATTGGCAGTCGGAACAAATGGACAAGTTTTAACCGCAGACTCAACAACAAGCACCGGTCTAAAGTGGGCAACTCCAGCAGGTGGCGGCAAAATTGCTCAAGTTATTTTTGCATCAACGGCGGCGGGAACGGATATTGCCAGCACGACTTATACAGACACAGGACTTAGCGCAACAATTACTCCATCGGCTACTAGTAGTAGAATTATTATCATTGCAGGTCAAGAATGGGTAGCCGAATCCAATGCAAATACAATTAAATCCTATGCGCGTCTTATGAGAGGCGCAACACAAATTATTGATTTTGGAGTTGTTCATTCTTTTGACTTCCCAAACACTTCGGGAACGCGCAAAAACGGCTCAATAAAATCTCTTTTTTATGTAGATTCACCAAGCACAACTTCAAGCACAACTTACAAAGTGCAAGGCAGAATCAACACAATTGATGATTCAAGAATAATTAGATGCCAAAATGAAACTTTTTCAACAATAATTTTGATGGAGGTTTTAGCATAATGAATCATTCACAAAAAAGCAAAATAATCCAATTTATTAGACCGAATGCAGAATTTGTTTTGCGAGATAATGTTATCGAATGGCTAGATAAAGTTCAGATTGAGCCAACTAATAAAGAATTAGAAGATGGATTGATTGCGTATGAAGCAAAAATGGAAGCTGATAAAATAGAAGCATTAACAAAAAAGGCGGCAGCCGAAGCCAAACTAGCGGCATTAGGTTTGACTTCAGATGACTTAAAGGCTCTTGGTCTTGGCTAATCCAAAGTTATGCAAAGCTGGTCAGCAATTAAGGGAGCAGATAGATGACGACTATCCTGATCGCGACCGCAAGTCTGATGGCTGGATTGCTGATGCTCGTCATATGGCGAAAGGCACTTCAGACCATATACCGCAAGATGGAATAGTCCGCGCTCTTGATATTGATGCTGATCTCAATGCACACAAAGAAGAGGCTTATGCCCTTGTGGAGAAAATTCGTAAATGCGCCAAGCGAGGCGACAGGCGAATCAAATACATTATTTACGACGGCAAAATTATGAGTCCGATTATGAATTGGAAGCGCAGAAAATACAGGGGTGCTAACCCTCACCGCTCGCATTTCCATATTAGCTTTACAACTTTGGGAGACAAAGACGGCAGCTGGTTTGACCTCGAAGGAGACAGAAATGAAAGAATTGAAACTGATGGCGGAAAGCTGGGGGAAAACATTCCTCGCGACGGCTCTAGCGACATACCTAGCGGTGGGCTGGGATCTCGACGCTATTGCAAATGCGGCTCTAGTATCAGTCTTGCCTAGCATTATTAACTGGCTCAACCCCAACTACGAACGTTACGGCAAAATCAAGTAATGGCAGCCTCCGACCTCGCCGCGACTATCGCCAGCGTTCTCGGATCAATCGGCTTACTTATTGCCGGACTGAGATACATAATAAAACTTGAGAATCTGCCCATTGTGTCGCGCCTCGACAAGATGGAGTCTCAGTTAGAATTAGCCCTCTCAGCAAAGGTGGCTAGAAGTGGCAACAAGAAAGCGCGTTAAGAAAC